GGATGTCATCCCTGCTGACCCAGACGATGAGGATGGGGCATGGATTGTTGTTCATCGGTCTAAGGCGGAGGCGAACTGATGGCCCGTGGCGCACCCAAGGCTGGAGGCCGGACTGAGATTTCGGTGCCGAACAACTGGCGTCCGCGCGACTACCAGATGGCCGCGTGGAAGGCGCTGGAGGGCGGGTGCAAGCGGTTCTCCCTGGCATGGCACCGACGCGCGGGCAAGGACGACTTTGCGTTGAACGCTGCGATGGTGGCGATGATGCAGCGCCCGGGTACGTACTGGCACATGCTCCCGCAGGCCAATCAGGTGCGCAAGGCGATTTGGGATGCGGTGGATGAGCGGACGGGCGTGCGGCGCATAGACCAGGCGTTTCCTGTGGAGCTGCGCGAGGTCACGCGCGAACACGAAATGTTCATCCGGTTTAAGAACGGCGCTACGTGGCAGGCCGTGGGGTCGGACAACTACAACGCGCTGGTGGGTAGCCCGCCTATTGGGTTGGTGGCGTCGGAGTACGCGCTGGCGGACCCTGCATCGTGGGCGTTCCTGCGGCCGATCCTGGCGAACAACGGCGGCTGGGCGATGTTCATTTCCACGCCGCGAGGTCAGAACCACTTTGCGAAGATGCACCGCTACGCATTGGGTGATCCCGAGTGGTTCGGGCAGACGTTGACGGTGGAGGACACGGGGGCTATCTCGCCGGAAATCATTGACCGCGAGCGGCGAGAGTTGGCAGCGGAGCGCGGCGAGGCGGAGGCACGCGCAATCGTCGAGCAGGAATACTACTGTTCGTTTGACGCCGCGCTGCCGGGTTCGTACTTCGGTGAAATCATCACGCGGATGGAGAAAGAAGAACGGGTGGGCGCGTATCCGTGGGACCCGCGATACCCTGTGGGCTGGGGTTCGGACTTGGGTATGTCGGATAGCACGACGTTCTGGTTCTGGCAGGACATTGGTGGCAAGACTCGGCTCATCAACTTCTTCGAAGGGTCGGGTGTGGATGAGATTGGCTGGTACGTCAACCGGCTGAACAGTTTGCCGTACACCTATGGCCGGGGTTTGCTGCCGCATGACGGCGGGCATAACCGGCTGGGTATGGCGGGTTCGATTGCCGAACAAATGCGCCGGCTGGGGATGAAGAACGAAGTGGTGCCGGTGACGAAGGATTTGGTGGCTTCGATTAACCAGACGCGGGTGTTCCTGGCGACGGCCGTGATAAATGTGGACCCGGAACCGTTCCCTGGCGAAACGCGGGATGAGGCTAGGGCGCGGATGACCAGGGCGCTGAACGGCCTGCGGATGTACCGGCGCAAGTGGAATGAGTCGGCCCAGCGGTTCGATGACAAGCCGTTGCATGACTGGGCTTCGAACATCGCGGACGGGCTGCGGACGGTGGCGGTCGGGCATCGGCCGATGAAGGCCAAGCCTTTTGGGGCGGCTCCTGGGAGTGGCCCGGTAGCCGGCGGCGGCCGTGTGGCAAAGTACGCCGAAGGTGTATAGTGTCCGCGTGAACCGATGGAGGTGGATATGAGTTTCATGCGTCCGAAGATTCCCAAGGCTCCGACGCCGGTTACCCCGCCCCCGGTTCCGACCGTGGATCAGGCGGCCGTCCGCGCGGAGGATGAAATGCGCGTGCGTCGTCGTCGCGGTCGTGGCCCGTATGTCGTGGCCGGCAAGTCGAAGTCAATGGGGCCGACCGTGGCCACCAAACAGTTGACGGGTCAGTGAAATACGCGCCGGGGGTGTTGGCCACTGGCGTCGGCGTGTTCGTGTTGATGAACATGCTGATCGGCGCAGTGATACTCCTGGTAGGCATGGTGGTGTTCGTGGTTGAGAAAGTGAAGGAATCCGAATGAGTAGCGAACGCGTGAGGTTGCCGCGCCGCGCCGGTTACGAGCGCCACGGCATGTCGCTTGCGCCTGAATATCGCGCGTGGGCCGACATGGTTCAGCGGTGCCTCAACGAGAAATGCCCTAACTACGTGAATTATGGGGCTCGCGGAATTTCGGTTGACCCGGCGTGGGCCGCAAGCTTCATTGACTTCCTTGCCTGTGTTGGATTCCGCCCTAGCCGACGCCACAGCATTGAGCGAATAAACAACGGCGACGGATATGTGCCGGGCAATGTAAGATGGGCCACGAAATCTGAGCAGAACGCAAACAAAAGGGTTTGCGGGAACTCTAAAAACAAAGGGGTTTCTTACCGCAAGCAATACGGTGTTTGGCGGGCTTACCTGTCGAATCCGGCAAAGCACATTGGCACGTTCAAGACGGAGGCTGATGCCGTCCTTGCTTACAACCGAGAGGCCGCCTCCCGCGGGCTGCCGTTGAATCCAATCCCTACCTTGGTGGTGAAGCATGAGCAGTGAGATTGCCAATGCCATTATGCAATCCCAAGCGGAGATGGAGGCTCAAAGGTATAACTTTGACTCTACTTGGATGCGAATCGCTGAACTGATTGACCCGGACAACGCGCTATTTTTGCGCCAGAACCCGTATCAGGGCGAGCGACGGGACCGCAATCAGTTTGACTCCACTGGCCAGTTGGCGCTGGAAAAGGCGACGGCGGCTATGGAGTCTGTTTTGACTCCGCGCACGCAGACTTGGCACGGCCTTGAGCCGCTGGAAGAATCGCTGCGCAAGAACTTCAAGGTCATGGCGTGGTGCGAAGAACTGACGCGCAAGCTGTTCCGCGCGAGGTACATGCCGGCGGCTGGCTTTGTCGGCGCATCGTCCGAGCATTACCGCTCGCTGTTCGCCTACGGCAACGGCTGTACGTTCCTGGATGACATCCCTGGCCGCACGTTCCGGTATCGGTGCGACTTCGTTGGCCATGTGTGGACCTCTCCTGACTACACCGGCCTGCCCGCAGCGGTGCATCGCAAGTTCTCCATGACGGCGCGGCAGGCGCGGCAGATGTTCGCCACGCTGCCCAAGCCCATCCGCGAGGCGAAGGATGAGGTGCGCTTCGACTTCCTGCATTGCGTGAAGGCTCGCCGGGACTACGATCCCGAGCGCCGTGATGCGAAGGGTATGCGGTACGGGTCGTACTACGTCGCGTGCGGCTACGCGGACATGGTGTTGGAGGAAGGCGGCTACCGCGTTATGCCGTACATCTACTCGATGTATTCCACCGCGCCCGGCGAAACCTACGGTCGTGGCCCGGCGTCGAAGATTCTCCCGACACTCAATACCATCAACGAGCAGCAGAAAACCCTGCTGCGCGCTGGTCAGCGCGCGGTTGATCCGCCGTTGCTGATGCCGGAAGAAGATGTGCTGGAGAGTTTTAATCTCCGTGCCGGCGCGCTGAACTTCGGCGGCGTGGACGCAATGGGTAACGCTCGCGTCATGCCGTTGCAGACGGGCGCGAACATGCCGCTTGGCCTGGAGATGATCCAGGATTCGCGCGCCGTCATCAACGATGCGTTCTTTGTGACGCTGTTCCAGATTCTTGTCGAGAACCCGCGCATGACGGCGACGGAAGCGTTGCTGCGAGCGCAGGAGAAAGGCGAGTTGCTGGGGCCGCCGCTGGGCCGCCAGCAGACCGCGTACCTCGGCCCGCTGATCGAACGCGAACTCGACATCCTGTTCCAGATTCCCGGAATCATGGACGACATGCCGCCTGAGTTGGCGGAGGCGGGCGGTGAACTCGACATCAAATACACTTCGCCGCTGAACCGGATGCAGCGCGCGTCGGAGTCCACGGGCATCATGCAGACCTTCGAACAACTGACGCCGTGGGCGCAGGTGGACCCTGGCGTGTTCAAGGTGTTCAACCCGATGCGAGTGGCTGCGCGACTGGCTGAAATCAACGGTGCGCCGTATGACGTACTGAACAGCATGGAAGAAATGGAGGCTGTGAAGGCGGCGGAGGATCAGCAGGCGCAGATGGAACAGTTGCTCGCGGCGGCCCCTGTGGCTGGCAAGACGGCGCTGGACTTGGCTCGCGCTCAGCAGGTAGCCGGTGCGAACCCGACTGCCTCGCTGCTGGGAGGCATGGGTGGCTAAGTTCGACAAGATCACGGAGAGGATGCGTTTCTGGCTGCGGCGCAAGCGCGACTATGACGCGGTGTTCAAGGAGCCGGGAGGCGACTACACGGCGGCGGGTGTTGCGGTGTTGCGCGACATCGGCCAGTTCTGCGGCGCGTACAAATCCACGGCGAAAGTTTCCCCGGTGCAGCGGGAGGTTGATGTCAACGCAATGCTGATTGCGGAGGGACGACGACAGGTGTACCTGCATATCCAGCGCCGCTTGCGACTGAGCGACGACCAGATTCTAAACATGATGGAGGAAGCGCATGACTGACCAGACCCCGCCGGCACCCGCCGATAACGGAGGCACTGACCCGTGGTATTCGAAGATCGCGGACCCTGACCTTCGCGGCTTGGCCGAACTCAAGAAGTGGGACAGCCCCGACAAGGCGTTGCAGTCCTACAAGCACCTGGAGTCGCATATGGGCGTGCCGCCCGAGCGACTGCTGAAACTGCCCGAGAAGATGGACGATCCCGCCTGGGGCGACATCAAGGCCAAGCTTGGCATGGCCGCGCCCGAGAAGCCGGAGGACTATGAACTGTCCGTGCCGGAAGGTTTCTCCGACGACTACGCCAAGGTCATCGCGCAGGTGGCGAAGGAAGCTGGCGTCCCCAAGCACATGCTCAAGGCGTTGCAGGACGCGACGAACGGGTACAGCAAGACGGCCATCGAAGCCGCTGAACTGGCTGACAAGCAACGCCAGACCGACGCGCTGGCGGCCCTCCGTGCGGACTGGGGCGGCAACTATGAAACCTCAATGGCACTGGCACAGCGCGCGGAACAGTCGGTGATGCAGGAAACCGGGCTGACACAGGATTCCGTGGATGCGTGGCGCGCGACGGACCCGGCCGGCTACTACAAACTCCAGGCGTACATCGGCAGCAAGATGGGCGAGGCCCGCCGGATTGACGGCGACTCCAACCCGGAGAACCAGCAGATGTCCCCCGAAGCGGCCAAGGTTCGCCTCAAGGAGCGCATGGCGGACGCCGATTGGTTCCAGCGTTGGGAGCGCGGCGACGTTGACGCCCGCAGCGAGTTCAAGCGCCTGAACCAGATACTTCGGGCGTCCCAGCAGTAAGGGTATTGCAGGTTACGGCGTAGCGGAGTAGGCTGCGCCGTAACTGGCCCACAACCGCAATCGCGGCGGGCCTGACCGGCAGATAATTCTGCCCGTCGCCCGCACGTAGCGGGAAGCGTAGGGTCCAGGTCACCGGGCAAACCCGAAGCGAATCATCCCTTGATTCTTTCGGAGTAAACCCATGAGCGTGAATAGCCCGACCCTGTACGTCCAGGAATTTGCCAGCACCATCGAGATGCTGGTCCAGCAGAAGCAGTCCAAGCTGTCGTCCGCCGTCACTGTCGGCGGCGGCCACTACGGCGAGCAGGCTTCCCCCGTTGACCAGATCGGCCTGATCGAAGTCAGCGAGAACGCCAGCCGCTTCGAACCGATGCCCCGCACCGACGCCTCCTTCGACCGCCGCTGGGTGTTCCCGACCAACTGGGACCTCAATCAGTTGATGGACAAGAACGACCTCCTTCGGATGATGGTTGACCCGAAGAACGTCATGGCGATGTCCGCCGTTGCTGCGATGAACCGCCGCAAGGATCGCACGATCCTGGACGGCCTCATCAACGCCAACTTCACCGGCAAGGCTGGCACCACCAGCACCACGCTGCCGTCCACCCAGGTCGTCGGCGTCAGCACGGGCGGCGCAACTTCCCGCCTGAACGTGGCCAAGCTTCGCGCGGCGCAGGAAATCCTGCTGTCGAACGACGTTGACACGGACTCGGAGGAACTCTACTGCGTGATTGACGCCAAGGCCCACTCGGCCCTGCTGTCGGAAGTGCAAATCACCTCCAGCGACTTCAACGCCGGCAGCGATGTTCCGGTCCTGCGTGATGGCCGCATCGCCCGCTTCCTCGGCTTCAACTTCATCCACTGTGAGCGCGCGACCGAGTTCAACGCGGCCGACGACCTCGGCGGCACCTCGACCCCGATCATGTGCTTTGCCAAGTCGGGCGCGTACTTCGGTGCGTGGCAGGACATCAAGGTGGACGTTTCGGAGCGAAAGGACGTTCGCGCTCTGCCGTGGCAGCTTTACATCGCGGCCACCTTCGGTGCGACCCGCCTGGAAGAAAAGAAGGTCGTCAAGGTCTGGTCCCGCCCGTAACCCCATCGCCTGAACTGGAGAAAACATCATGGCTGTCGTAAACCGCAACTCCACGGCGATTTCCAACGAAACCGCCACTCCCTCCGTCGCCAACAGCCCTCCGTTCGCGGAAGGCTTCATCCGCGAAGTCATCGGCTCCGTCGCTTCGGCGGCCGACGACTCCGCGACCAGCATCGGCCGCTTCGTCCGCGTCCCGTCCAACGCTTGCATCACCGCTGTCCTGCTGTCGTGCGCTGATGCCACGACCGCCGGCAACATTGATGTCGGCGTGTACCAGACCACCGAAAACGGTGGCGCGGTGGTGGACGCTGACTTCTTCGCGGCGGCGTTCGCCCTCACCAACGGCCCGTACTCCAACCAGGACCTCACCTTCCTGTCTGGCCAGTACAGCATCGCGGAAGGCGATACCCCGCTGTGGTCGGCGCTGGGCCTGACGGCTGATCCGCAGCGCGACTACGACATCGCGTATACGATCACCACCACGTTCAACGGTGGCCCGACCCGTATCCGCCTTGCGGTGGACTACACGCTGTAACCACCTTGTAGGGCGGGCTTCGGCCCGCCCTACTGCCTGGAGAAGATCATGGCCGACCGTTGGTACAACGCCCCGCTGGGCGCACAGATCGCGCAGGAAGTCACTGAGGGCGCTGCGGACACTTCGCAGTACGCCGCTTTCCGTGTGACCTACGACGCGACGGGCAACAAAAAGGAAATGACGCTACTGGCCCTGGAAGCCATCCGCCAGTACGTTCTGCAAGACAATTGGCCGCCGGTCTAAGGAGCGCACATGTCCAGTTCCGCAGGCACCACGCTTCTTTCGAACGCCTCCGCTACCGGCGACTACGTTCGCTGGGAAGGCGGGCTTGGCGTGGCGACCTTCGCCGGCACGTTCGGCGGCACCTCGGCCACGCTGGAATACCTCGGCCCTGATGGGGCCACGGCAATCCCGGTGGCTGCGATGTCGGACGCTGGCGTGCAAACCACCGTGGCGCTCACCGCCGCTGGCACCATCGGCTTCATCCTGCCTCCGGGCCGGATTCGGGCCACGCTGACGGGCGGCACGCCGTCCGCGATGTACGCACAGGCTGACCGCGTTCCCCAGTAACCAGGAGTTCACATGACCAGCAAGGTCGCAATCGTCAACCGAGCGTTGACCAAGCTGGGGGCGGAGAGGATCGTCGCCCTGACGGACAATACGAAGGAGGCCCGCGAAATGTCGGCCACCTTCGATATTGTTCGTGACTCGGAACTCCGGGCGAACCGCTGGTCGTTCTCCATCAAGCGTGCGCTCCTGGCGGCGGACATCACCGCTCCACTGTTCGAATACTCCCACCGCTTCCAACTGCCCTCGGACTACCTTCGCGGCCTGATGGTCGGTGACCTGTGGCCGGGCGTGGACCTCAGCGACTACCGCACGGGTCCGGCTGGCCAAGATTGGGCGATTGAGTCCGGGTTCCTCCTGTTCAACTCTGCCGGGCCGCTGCGACTTCGGTACATCGGCCGCGTTGAAGATACGACGCTGTGGGATTCCTCCTTTGTGGAGGCGTTCGCGTGTAAGCTTGCGGTGGAAACCTGCGAAGCCATCACCCAGTCCAGCGAGAAACGCCAGTTGGCTCAGAACGAATACAGCACGGCATTGCAGATTGCGCGTCGTGCCGGCGCGATTGAACTCCCGCCGCAGCAGATCGCGGACGATACCTGGGTTGTCGGCCGACTGAGGGCTTAACATGGCGCGGTCATCTCCGGCCCAACAGAACTTCAATGCCGGCGAACTGTCCCCGCTGTTCGATGGCCGTGTGGACATGGCGAAGTACGGCAACGGGTGTACCCGGATGCGGAACTTCAAGCCGCTGCCGCAGGGGCCGGCGCGTCGTCGCCCTGGCACGCGGTACGTCGCCCCGGTCAAGGACTCCGCTGATAGATGCTGGCTGGTCCCGTTCGTTTTCTCGGAGTCGGATGCCTTCGCCATTGAGTTCGGTGACGGCTACTGCCGCTTCTTCACCGACAACGGGCAGCTTGTCGTGTCGGGCGTTTCCGCCTGGGTCACCGCCACGGTGTACGCCGTGGGCGACTTGGTTTCCAACGCTGGCACGAACTACTACTGCATCACCGCTCACACGGCGGGCGCGACGTTCGCTGGCGACATCGCCAATTGGTACGCGCTGACCGGGGCCATCTATGAAATTCCTTCGCCCTACGCGCTAGCCGACCTGACGGGCGACAACGGCACGTTCTCGGTCAGCTACGCGCAGACGGGCGACACGATTTTCATGGCGCTGGGCGGCTACCCGCCGCAGAAGTTGACGCGCGTTGGCAACACCAACTGGCAGTTCAGCGAGGCCGACATCAAGAATGGTCCGTTCATCGGTTTGAACCCCGATGAAACCACAACGGTTTCGGCAAGCGCCGCGACTGGCACGGTGACGCTGACGGCCAGCACCGCCATTTTCACCGCAGAAAAGGTCGGCACGCTGTTCCTGCTGGAGCAGAAAGCGATTGACGGCGTGACGGCCTGGGAGCCGGCGAAAGCCATCCTGCTGGGCGCAGAACGCCGGTCAGACTCCAACGTATACCGCGCACTGAACGCAGCCACGACTGGCTCCGTGAAGCCGGTGCATCGTGAGGGCGCGCGGTTCGACGGCGATACGGGCGTCCAGTGGGAGTACGTCCATTCCGGCTACGGCATCCTGCGGATCACGGCGGTTGCTGGCACGACGGCAACGGCCACGGTCATCTCGGAAATTCCGTCGCAGGCTGTGGGCGGCAACCTGTCGCTGCGCTGGTCGTTCTCGGCGTGGGACTCGGTGCTGGGCTACCCGGACCTTGTGACTTTCTACCGCGAGCGTCTGGCGTATGCGCGCGGTGCGAACTTCTGGTTTAGCGTGTCGGCCGACCTGGAGAACTTCGCCAGCCGCGACGGCGCGGAAACCCTGCCTGACTCCGCCCTGTCGCTGGAGATTGCGGCCGGCCAGATCAACGACGCCCTGTGGCTGGCTCCTGGTGACGCGCTGCTGGTCGGTACGCGCGGCGCGGAGTTCGCTATCAGCGCCGTGTCGGGGTCGGATGCCTTCGGCCCTGGCAACGCTCAGGCGGCCCGTCAGACGACGTATGGCTCGCGCAAGGTGGCTCCGGCTATCGTGGGCGACTCCGTGCTGTTCCCGCAGCCTACGGGCCGCAGGGTGCGCGACATGCGGTTCTCTTTCAACACCAACGGCTACGAAGCCAACGATGTCACGATCATTGCCGAGCATATCGCTGCTGGCAAGATCATCCAGATGGCCTACGCGCAGGAGCCTGACAGCATCGTGTGGTCGTGCTGCGAGAACGGCGACTTGCTGGGGCTGACTTTCATGTTGGAGCAGGATGTCATCGGCTGGCACAAGCACCCGGTTGGCGGCAATGCTGCGGTGGAGTCTGTTATTACCATCCCCGCACCCGACGGCACCCATGACCAGATTTGGATGATCGGACGACGCACGATCAATGGCGCGTCGGTGCGGTACGTCGAATACATGGAAAAGGACTGGCTGGCCGATGAGGCTCCGCTGCGTGACGCGGTGTATTCGGACTCGGCGGCGACGTTCAGTGGCTTCACCGCAGCAATTGGCGCGACCATCACGCGCGGCATTGGCGGCATCATCAACTCGGACCTGAACTCGTTTGCGGCAACCGACGTTGGCGACGACATCGTGGTGAACCCGTATCAGTCCGATGCCTGCCGTTTCCGCATCACCAGCTACTCCAGCCCGACGACTGTGATCGCCAACCCTCTTGATCCGGTTCCTGCCGACTTCCAGATTTTCGACAGCGAAACCGACTGGGCGTTCTCGCGCAACACCATAGGCAGCCTCGACTACCTGGAAGGCGAAACCGTGGATGTCCTGATTGACGGCGCGGCTCACCCGCAGGTTGTCGTGACGGGTGGCGAGATTCAGTTGCAGTCCAACGCCATCACCGTACAGGTCGGCCTGCCGGCCCCGTGCGAACTGGAAACCATGCGCGTGGAAGCGGGTGCGGACGATGGCACGGCGCAGGGCAAAACCAAGCGCATCCATCGCCTGATCCTGCGGCTGTACGAAACGCTGGGTGGCAAGGTCGGCAAGGTCGGCAAAGAGGACGAACTGAACTACCGGAACAGTTCCATGCCGATGAACAACCCGCCGTCAGTTTTCTCTGGCGACTACCTGATGCTTTACCCGGAAGGCTACAACCGCGACGGTCGCATCCGGGTGGTGAATGACCAGCCGTTCCCGATGACGGTCATCGCCCTGTATCCGCAGTTGAACACGGAGAACAGCCGATGAGGTCGGTCATCCGTGGGCTGGCCAACGACAACGGCACCCTTCGCGGGCTGACCGGGCAGGGCGAGCCTGGACTGTGGACGCTGCTGGGCGGTACGGGTCAGGAGGAAGATGCATCGTCGCTGACGCTCAGTGGCGGCGCAGGGCAGGTTTCATCCACCAGCCGGGTGGCCCGATCGGTAGGCGACACGATGCTGGCCGGCGTGGCTTCCGGGTCCGGCAGCGGCGGCACGACGCCTTCGAACCCCTCACCCGTCCGCCCGCCCTGGCAGCCCGTCCGATGACCGTGATCGCCGTCCCGCTTCGGGAGCATCACGTTCGGGCGCTGGTCCCTCAGCAGGCCCAAGCCGGGCAGTCGGAGGCAGAACGGGTCCACGACGCAATGGCGCTGGCTCAGTCGGGGTCTGGCTGGGCGCTGGTGTGCGAGGAAGGGGTAGCGGCCATCGCGGGCGTACAGCCGCAATGGGGAGGCCGTGGCGTGGCGTGGTGCCTGCTGTCTGACTTGGCGGGACCCCACATGATCCACCTGACCCGCACCGTGCGCCGCTACCTGGATGGGTTAGACTACGGGCGAATTGAGATGTACGTGGACGCGCAGTTTGCGGAAGGGTGTCGCTGGGCGCGCCTGCTGGGGTTCAATAACGAAACGCCGGATGGTATGCCTCGGTTTCTGCCGAACGGCAACACGGCCTTTATGTACGGGAGGACGCGGTAATGGCATTTGCACTTGTGGCTGGCATTTTGGGAGCCGTTGGCGCGTTCGCCCAAGGCTCCGCCGAAGCGGCAAACTACGGCGCTCAGCAGAAAGCACTCAACTACCAAGCTGACATCGAAGCTGCGAACGCCAAGATGGTCGGCCAGCAGGCGAGCGCGGAAGAAGAACGGGTGCGCCGCGAGGGCCGTCAGGTTCTCGGTGGCCAGCGCGCGGCCATTGCGGAGTCCGGCACTTCGTTCTCCGGTTCGAACCTGGACATTATCCGCCAGTCCACCACGGCGGCTGAGTTGGATGCCCTCAACGTGCAGTACGCCGGAAACGTGGAGCGCATTGGCCTGCTGAACCAGGAGAAAGCCACCCGCTTCAACGCAAGCGTGGCCGGCGCAAACAAGAAGTCGGCCAACAAGATGCGCTGGGTGTCCGCGATTGGCTCCGGCCTGTCGGGCTACGGCGGCGCTGGTGGCAAAATGTTCTTTGGCAAGGCACCGGGGAAAGGCTGATGGCGGTCAGGATTCCGATTTACCAGCAACAGTCCGGCACTCCGAATGTTCGGCTGGCCGGCGGGCAGTTGACCGCCGACGTTGGCGGCAACGCTGGCGGCGCGCTAGTGGACCTCGCGCGCGGGATCGGCGTCATTGGCCAGCGGCGAGAGGATGAAAAGGAAGGCATCGCCTCCGCATGGGCTGGCGATGAACTGGCCAAGTTCCAGTCGGAGTACCCGCGTCAGGCCGACGCGCTCAAGCGCGAGTCTGGCGAGGCTGGCGAAGGCTACGTCGAGAAGATCAACGCATGGCGGCAGCAGCGGCAGGAGGAAATCCTTGCCGCCGCGCCCACCGAGAAGTCGCGCCAATACCTGCGCACCCGCATGCAGGACTTCGGCACGCGCATTGACCTGGACGCCTACGGGTATCAGCAGGAGGCTCAGAATGGCTGGGTACTTAGCAAGGTGGATGCTGGCACGGAGTCTGCTGCGGCCGCTGCTGCGGCCAATCCTGGTTTCGCCCCCATCGCGATTGCCGAATCCCGCGCGGCGATTGAAGCCAACCCTGTTCTTCGCCCTGAACAGAAGCGCGAAAAGATTGACGCGCTGATCCAGACGGTCAGCTACGCCGACGTTCTCGGTGAACTGGAGCGCGACCCGTACAAGGCGCAGGCGCTACTTCGGGCACGCATTGGCATCGGCGCTGGCGTAACCCAGGGCGAGGCGATGCAGGCGATGGACTCTGCGGCGGCCATGCTGGAAAAGGTGGAGGCGGAGGAAGGCTTCAAGGTGCCGGAGGATCAGCGGCAGGAAGTCATCGCCAACCTGATGTCTGGCGGCACCATTGGCTTCAAAGACGGCGAGATGGTGGTCAACCGCAAGGGCGGTGAAACCCAGCAGGTTCCGCTGACCTACGGCGCGCTTGCTGTACCAAAGGTCATTGAACTTCTGTCCCGAGCCGACGCTGAAATTGCGCGCCGCGAGAACGAACTTGAGCAGCGTGCGATGGCTGGCAAGATCACGTTCGCGCAGAAGTGGCAGGATGTGAACACGGCGTTGGCCAATGGCGACCCGGTTCCGCTGCCGCCGCGCGCTGAGGCGCTGGCGTTCTACAAGCCGGAAGAAGTGGACATCATGTACCGGCAGGCGGAAACGATGCAGGTTATGGCCGGCGAGTTGAAGGCGATGGAAGGCAGGCCGAACGCCGACCTTGCCGCCGTCGTGACGTCTGATCCTCCGCAGGGGGCCGACAACCGCGAGGCCACGCAGCGCGCCTATGAGGCTCGCCGCCAGCGCGCGGCTCAGGTCATGGCTGCGCGTGAGGCCGACCCTGGCGCATACGTCCTGAACACCAGCCCGTCCGTGAAGTCGGCCAGCGACATCTACGCCGACGCGGCGGAGCGTGCGGCTGCCGGCGACGAAGCTGCGCTCCAGGAAATGCCCGGCGCGCTGCGTGACTACATTTCGGTTTCGCTTGGCGAACAGGCGCGACTTGGCATTGCACAGCCGGCGCTGCCGAAGCAGTTTGTGTCCACCATCGTGGATCAGTTCAACTCCAGCATCCGCGACAACCCGCAGGCGGCGGCAGCGAACCTCCAGTTCCTTGCGACGATGCTGGATGGGATGCCTGACACGCGCGGAAAGATCGCGCAGGAAGTGGGCGTGATCGGCCAGTTCGCGATGGAAGGCGTGGCTCCGCAGGTTGTGAAGCGCCTGTACGAAGCCAGTCAGGTGAAGGAGGCGCAGATGAAAGAACTGCTGCCTACCAGCGTCACTTGGGATCAGGTTGTTCAGGGCGTCAACGATGCGTTTGCTCCGATGACGCTTGCGTTGGGAACGAATACGGTTGACCGCAATCGCTATGTGCAAAGCGGGCAGAAGTTGGCGGCCAACTACCTTGCTACCGGGAAGTACGACAACCCGAAGGAAGCGGCGGCTGCGGCGTACAATGAACTGTTCGCTGACTACAATCAGGTTGCCGACACGGGTTCGTATTACATCCCAAAGAACGGCAGCTACGATCCTACTGCTGTCCAGGCTGGGCTGTCGCAGTACGTGGCCACGCTGTCCGGCACCGACCTATTGGTGGAGCCTTCGGGCCGACCGCTGGAAGAAGCGCGGATGGCAAAGGCTCGCACCGTTCGCAACCAAGCGTTCTGGCTCAACAACGCGGACGACACTGGCGTCATCCTGAACGCGCCGGGCGGCATTGTCGTAAAGGATGAAAATGGCAAGCCAATTGAAGTGAAGTTCTCGGATGCTCAGATGATCCGCCCCGACAAAACCTCACCGGAAGAACTGCGTCGCTTGCTTGAGCAGGAGCGTCTGCGCCAAGGGAAGCCGCGCTGATGCCGATTTACAAGACGCCTCAGATTGAACTGACCGACGAACGGCAAGTAGCCACGGAGGCTACGCTTGGCGAGGCGTTCGGAGCCGGCACGTACACGATGTACGAGGGCTTGGCGGGAACGCTTGGCCGCATTGATGATTTGCGGCAGGCGGAAGGTACGATGCCCGCCTACCGATTTCAGCGACAGGCGGATGGGCGCACGACGGTCGGCAAGATGCCGCTGTCCCCGCTCTTGGACCCGGAGGTTGCCCGCCAGCAACTCCGCGACAATGGACTGGATCAGAACCTTTCCGTCCCTGACTCCGGCATCCGGCAGGCCACGCTCGACATCCTGATGTCGCGCAAGAAAGACGAACTGCGCCGGCAGCAGATCATGTCCGAGTCGGTCGGCCTTGGCGGGGTCGCGGCCAATCTCACGGGCGCACTGGCTGGATCGCTGGTGGACCCGACGAACATCGCGCTGGCATTCGTCCCCGTGGTTGGCGAGGCCCGGTACGCGCAACTCCTGGCTCGCGCTGGCGGCACGCTGGGACGCACTGGCGTTCGGCTGGCGGTAGGTGGCGCGGAAGGTCTGGTCGGCTTGGCCCCCGTCGAAGTCCTGAACTACTACGCCCACCAGCAGCAGCAGTCGGACTACGACGCCTATGACTCCATGCTCGCCATCGCTGGCGGCGCGGCGTTCGGTTCGGCGTTGCACGCC